GGCCCAATTATTTTAGTAAGGGTATATATGTTCAGCAAAGCCCGTTAACATTAGTTAACTTTTACATCTCGCAGTTGCAGGCTACGAAATAACCCCGGTATGGGGACCCTCTCCGCCTCGAGAAAAGGCACTGACAATAGCAGAATGAATCTCACTGGGAGACTCCAGCCCATCACCTCTGTAAAGCGACGGGGGAATGCCAAATGCTTGGCAATAATCTGACATAGTGTCTGGCCCTTCCTGAACGTGAACATTCCGATGCTTCAGAAGTTCGTGGGAGAGCCCAGGTGATATGCGCCGAGTTCGCACTTCTCGGTTAGCCCGCATAAGACCCAGTTTGCGAAAGAGGGGGATCGTGGAATATAATACACTATGTGCATAACAACGTCAGAGAAATATTGTTCTGCCTCTTTTGCTGTACGCGCGTGAATATGTGATCCCATTGTGGCGAAAGTTTTGAGTGGATTTTGAACAAACATTGGTACAGTCTGCCCATCTCTCAACACCCTAACAATCTTACTCTGGCACCAGGTCACTTGCATAATATCATCAGTAATCCCATCAACAGTGAGCTCATGGCACATCCGGAGGAAAAACTGTGGCAACTGAGTCCGCACAATCTCGACATCATCAGGGTGTACGAACACAAGAGTGTCGTCACCATCAGAAAACAAGTCATAGCGTTTGATATTCATCAGTCTGAACGACGTGACTAACATAGCTAGGTCATCAATGGTGTTACCTAAGCCTGTATGCATATCGCCAGACATCCGAGCACCTTTCACTTTGCCTCGAATTCCGTCTCCTGAAAACGTGTTGATCTCGAACGTTTTTGTTAGCTGTTTCACGTACCACGCGTACTTGGGATAGCACTTAGCGTAAAACCGATTCTCACACTTAGTGAACTGCGATGTTACGTGTGCATCAAAGCCGCGGCAATCCGTTTGAAACACGAAGGGATTGCAACCATGCATCTTTCGAAAAAGATCGAATTTGTACTGCACGGCCATGGCCCGCTCAATCTTGTTAAGACTTTTGCCTATCCAAGGATTCGATACACCTGGCTCTTTCGAGTAGGGACACCAAATGGACAGCGCACCCATAGCGGATAAATGGGTATAGAAATAAGACTCCAGTGGCTTAGTGAATTGAGCCCAGAGAAAGTTGAACTTAGGATCGCGCGGGGAGATGTTTCTCGGAAATTTTTCTACCGAAATACTCTCAACCTTTGCAAACGGGCGAATATGGCCCCACTTAGTATACAACTCTGGCATCATAATTATCAC